TGCGGTCGGGGGCGATCTTCGGCGTGCCCCGGTTAGAAGGTAGGAGGTAGCTCAAGTGCCTGGTCCACTTCCGACACCGTCCGCCATCGTCGCGACGCGCGGCGAGGCCAAGCACCGTAGCAGGGCCGACAAGGAGCGGCGCAGCAAGGAGCCGGCGCCGCAGACCGGCATGCCGGTGATGCCGTCATTCCTCGATGCCGCTGCCAAGCGCATCTGGCGCCGGCTGGGGCCGCAGCTGGTAAAGATCGGCACGCTGACCGTCGTCGACGGCGAGAGCTTCGGATTGTACTGTCAGGCGCGCGCCGACTATGCCCGCCATACCCGTTCCCTGCGCGAAAGCGGAGAGACCACACTCACAGACTCGGGCTACATCCAGCAACGCCCCGAGGTCTCGATGCGCAACCGGGCGGCCGAGTTGATGCTGAAGATCGCGCCGGAGTTCGGCATCGGTGCGGCATCAAGGACGCGTATTCATGTCGAATCCGGTGAGGCCACAGAGAACCCACTGGCGGCGGTCATGAGCATGACCGACCGCCGGCGTAAGTCCTGATGCCCAAGCGGGCCAGCGAGCAGGCGGCCCGCGCCTGCATCCTGTTCATCGAGACTTGCTGCGTCCACACCATCGGGCGCTGGGCGGGCCAGCCGTTCATCCTCTCGCCGTGGGAACGCGAGTTCGTCATTGCGGTGTTCGGCGCGGTCGACAAGCACGGCCTGCGCATCGTGCGCACCGCACTGCTGTTCATCGCCCGCAAGAACGGCAAGTCGGAGCTTTGTGCCGCGATCGCCCTCTACCTGCTCATCGCCGACGGCGAGCAGGCGCCGCAGATCTACGGCGCGGCCAAGGACGCCGATCAAGCCAAACTGGTCTTCGACGTGGCGGCCGATATGGTCCGCCTGAGCGAGTACCTGCGCGGCGTCTGCGAGATCAAGGACTCGATCAAGCGCATCAACTGCCCGGCGAATCGGGGCTACTACAGGGCTCTGCCGTCCGACGCCGCCGGCGCTCACGGCTTCAACGCGCACGGTGTGATCATGGATGAGTTCCACACCCAGCCGAACCGCGAGCTGTGGGACGTCCTACGGACCTCGACCATCGCCCGTGAGCAGCCGCTGACGCTCGGCGTGACCACAGCCGGCATTGGGCGCTCTGGCCCCTGCTACGAGATGTACGACTACACGCAGCGCTGGCTCGCCGGCAGCGTGGCCGACCGCTCGTTCGTGGGCCGCATCTTCGAGGTGCCTGAAGGGACTACCTTCGCCACGCTGGCGGCGCAGGACGTGTATGGCAACTTCATCCATGAGGACGATCTCTGGACGCTCGCCAACCCATCCATGCTCGGACAGCCGGGCGGTTTCCTCGATCCGGAGGCCCTCCGGGCGCTGGTCCGCGAGGCGCTCGAGATCCCCTCGCAACAGAACAGCGTGATGCAGCTCTACTTCAACATGTGGGTCGGTGCTGAAGCGCACTGGATCGCACCCGATGTCTGGTGGGCCTGTGCCGGCGACGTCGATGAGGAGGAGCTTGTTGGCCGCGACTGTTACGCCGGTATCGACGTGGCCACCACCCAGGACTTCACCAGCTACGCGCTCCTGTTCCCCTGGCCCGAGGAGCGTGGCCTCGGCTTCGATGTCCTGGTGCGTACGTTCCTGCCCGAGGGAGTGGCGGCACAGCGCACGAAGCAGCGGCACGAGATCGCGGCATGGGTCGCCGCCGGCGAGCTTGAGCTGACCCCCGGAGACTCCAATGAGTTCTCCCGCTTCCGGAGCCGACTGTTGCAGGACGCCGAGCGGTTCCGCATCCGCGAGGTCGGCTTCGACCCGTTCCTGATGCGGGAGTCCTCGACTATCCTCGAGAACGAGGGGCTGACGATGGTCGAGGTCAGGCAAGGGCCAAGGACGATGACCGGACCGATCCAGCAGGTGGAGCTACTGGCATTGAAGAGACGGCTCGTCCACGGCGGTAACAAGCTGCTCGCCTGGCAGGTCGGCAACGTGGTACTCAAGAACGCCGAGGGCGGGATGGTGATGCTCTCCAAGGACCGCTCTAAGGAGCGTATCGACTCGGTCTCGGCTCTCTGCACCGCGATGGAACGCGCGATGCACCAGAAGAAGCGCGGCTTCGCAGGCGTGGTGACCTGACTAGATTGTACCCGTCCGCGGTGCTTGACAGTTCCTAGATTGGTCCCAGTCGACCTCTAGGGGCGTGTGTGAAGCACATCCGCTCGGCGCTTGATGCCGTGTTTGCGTGCGCGGTCGTGGCTGGCTGCGTGTCGCTCGCGCTCTCCGTGTGCTGGGAAGTGGCTGCCATCGTCGGCGGTCTCCTCGGCCTGTTCGCCGTCGCGGTCACCGAACGGGTGCGCCGATGAGCCTGCTCACCAAGGTTATCGGCACGCTGTCCGGCAAGTCGGACCAGATCACTTGGTCCGAGGGCTGGATCGACTGGCTCAAGGGTGGCCAGGCAACCGATGCCGGAGTGAGCATCGGACGCGACGATGCGATGAAGGTCGCCGCCTTCCACGCCTGCGTTCGACTCATCGCGCTGAAGTTGCAGAGCTTCCCCGTCGACGTCTACCGCAGGGTGTCCGATACCGAGCGCCGGCCGGCCGGCGTTGCGCCGCGCTGGACCCGGAGACCGAACGGCGAACGGCTCTGGCCGGAGTTCATCGCTGAGCTTGCGGTGAGCGCTGCGACTCAGGGCGAGGTCATGCTCGACGTCTCGCGCAAGGACAACGCGGGTTATCCCAGTGACATGTTCGCCATCGACCCGGCGGCGGTGATCGTCGCCCGCGACAAGGGCACCCGGCGGCTGTCCTACACCATGAACACGGTCGACGGCCTGCACCCGCTGGATGCCGGCTCCATCAAGCATTGGCGGCTGATGACCATGCCCGGCTCCGATCGCGGCCTCTCGCCGCTTGAGTGTGCTCGGCAGGAACTCGGGATCGCACGCGCCGCTCAGCGCTACGAGGCCACCTACTTCGCCAACGGCTCCACCGTCTCGGCGGTGCTCCAGTTCCCGGAGGGCGTCGGGCGCGATGAGGCCAAGGAGTACGTCGAGCAGTTCCGCGAACTCTACGCCAGAGGCGGCGATCATCACAAGGTTGCCGGCGTGGTGGCGGCCGAGTACAAGCCGATGGCGATGTCGAACAAGGACGCGCAGTTCAACGAACTGCGCAGCTTCTCGGCTATCGACATCACGCGCTTCTTCAACATCCACCCCACCCGTATCGGCGAGGGGCTCCAGACGCCGATGTTCGGCAACTCGCTCGAACAGTTCAACATGGTGATCTTCCAGGACGCCATCCAGCCGTACGTGACCCTGTTTGAGGCCGGCTTCTGGGAACTGCTGCCGCAGCCGCTCTACCTGAAGTTCAACACCTCGTCGCTGCTGCGCGGCGACACCAGGACCCGCATGGACGCCTATAAGGGCCTGTTCGATGTCGGCGCCATGAGCCGCGCTCAGATCGCCGCCAAGGAGGACCTACCCGTCCCGCCGGGCGGCGAGCGCTACTACCTGGCCGCGAACAACTACTCGCCGCTCGACGAGGACGGCGTGCCGCTGCCGCCGGCACAAGGAGAGTCAGATGGATCGTAAGGACGTCAAGCTCAAGCTCAAGGCGCTGGATGAGGATGGCACGTTCGAGGGCTATGCAGCCGTCTTCGGCAACCTCGACCGCAGCGGTGAGATCATCGCGCCCAGCGCCTTCGACCGCACCCTCAAGGCGCGCAATGGCGAGCCGGTGCCTGTCTTGTGGCAGCACGCCGACCCGGCCGGTTCCGGCGCGCTCTCGTTGACCAGGAGCGGCCTGTACATCAAAGGCAAACTGCTGCTCTCCACCCGCACCGGCGCCGAGGCGTACGAGTTCATCAAGGCCGGCGTGGTCAAAGGCATGAGCATCGGCTACCGCGTGGTCAGCGACGTCTGGGAGGACTCCGTCCGCACCCTGAAAGAGATCGAACTCTACGAGGTCTCACTCGTCACCATCCCGGCCAATCCTGAGGCGGCAGTGCTCGCGGTCAAGGACTGTGAGGACTGCGCCCACTGCAAGGAACACGACGACGATCCCCAGGCACCGCCTCAACAGGCGCCCGCCAGCAAGGCAAGCGACCCGGTTGATGACCACTCGCTTGCCGTCGTTGCCCGTGTCTTGGCCCTGTCAATGGAAGCGACAAAGGAGCTACTAGAACCATGACTGAGATCAACGATGACCTGGTCAAGCAGTTGACCAAGTCGGCCAGCTCGCTCGAGACCGCGCTGTCCGAGCTGCGCCAGCGCAAGGAGAACGAGTACAAGGACCAGCTCCCGGACTTCGAGAAGTCGCTCGCCGACGCCATCGAGCAGGTCAAGCAGGAGCAGGCCGACCAGATGGCCGAGCTGAAGGCTCAGGTCGAGAGCGAGTTCGCCGCCAGCAAGCCGCACATCGAGGCCGAGCAGGGCGAGCACAAGAGCCTCGGCGACTGGCTGGCCAAGACCGCCAGCGGCGAGATCGAGCGTAAGGACTTCGGTGAGGCCAGCGGCGGCGTCGGCGGCTACATGGTCCCGGACCAGTTCGTGCCGCAGATCCTCAACATCCCGATGGAGAAGGCCGTGGTGCGGCCGCGCGCTACCGTCGTGCCGATGGGCTCTGACACTGCGCGCGTGCCGGCCCTGAATGCCGACTCCCATGCCACCAACTTCTACGGCGGGATGCTCGGCTACTGGCTGTCGGAGGCCGCCGCGATCACCGCGACGAGCTGGACCGCCAAGGAAGTCCCGCTGGCCGTCAACACCCTGGCCGCGGCCGGCAAGGTCAGCAAGCAACTACTCGCCGACAGCCCGCTCGGCATGAGCGAGGTCATCGCCCGCAGCTTCGGCGAGGTCATCTCGTTCATGGAGGACCAGGCGTTCTTCGACGCTGACGGGACCGGCAAGCCGCAGGGCGTGATCGGC